GTGCACCGAAGAGTCGGAGGATGATTCTTTTTTGACAGGGTTATTTAAAATCGTTCTTTGGATACCATTCGGTTTGATTGGGCGTCCAGAAGTGGCTTTAAGCACATATTTAAACTCTCGAATATCCTTATGGGAAGGGATTTCAATTTTTAGTTTATCCACCATCCGGAGCGTATATAATTTCATTCCTGCCCAAAGCAATATTAAAACACCAATATTTGATTGTAAACCTAAAAATCCAAAAGCCTTCCGGCTCCTCTAGCCCTGTCAACGTAGCGTAGGCCGGAACGACGACTCAGGCTACCGCTCGGGTGAATAAATACGTTTCGCAGCTTTGAAGCTCCGTTTTCGTATGCTCGGAGGTCTCCCCGACCGAGAAAGCGCGGCGATACTTCACCTGCGGAAAAATTAGTTTTGTGAGCTCGAATTCGTGCCATCAGCGCCGCACCTCTATAAGCGTGAAGCCATCAAACTGCGGCACCGCGTCCTCGTGTGAGTCGATTCGCTTGGCCCGTCGGAATTCCTCTTCGGAATGCTTACGCATACCCTCCCAACGGCTGGTGCTATCCGTAAGTGGGATGCAGAACTCCGCTGCCAATCGAGCGATCAGCGCCATATTGAAAAACGGTGGAAAATCTTTTTCCTTCGGGCGGTACAGGTAAGTCAACACAACAATTTCCGCGTCTGTGTGCAGATAACGCTCAGAAACCCTATAGTCAAGGCCGCGCCCTCGACCTTCTGGGCCTGCCGACAGCACACGAAGACAATCCGGAGGCAGCTGGAACGCATTAGTAAAATCGGCGACCGGCTCAATGACTAGCTTTGCTAATGTTCTTTGAGCAAGAGCGAAGTTCCATGGGTGCGCGGAGATCAGTGCGTCCCGAACGCTGGGATAGAGATTTGCCGCCACCTCTGCTTCTGCGGTTCCCTCCTCGAAAGAGGCAATGCTGTTAGCCCCAATTTTCAACAAGGCAAGCGAGCAAAGATCAATCATGCTTGAAGCCATCATCGACATCCTTAGTAATTGTGTTTACGATGACCACCATAGGCACGGCCATTCTGATTTTTATTAAATTATGTGTTGCAATATGCAGTCTTACGAGGATTTTATTATTATTTTACAATGCATTAAGCCGGGCTTTAATGCAACAATTTACAATATAGGTATATATATTGCGCGTTTTGTATAAGGATATTTTAAATTTTTGCACGCGGCAATTCAATAAGTGTGAAAATTTTTTACGTTTTGTGTATTTCGGCGAGAAATATTTAACAGATGCCAAAACAGCGATGCGCGTCTCCGCTGGCCAACGGCCAGCGGAGACATACAGATCGCCCGAATTGCGGTTCTGACGCAGAATCCTTAGTCGGTGTCGGAAGAGCCAACCGCGGTCAGGTTAGCAACATCGACGCCCCCACCCGTGTTGTCATTGACCAAGAAAATGCCGGCGCCGGGCGTTCCGTCGGTATCTACGTTGGCGAGGATCATGTCACCAACACGGACCATCTCGGCGGCACCGTTAAAATATCCGGCATTGTCAGCCACGGCCCCTGTGTCGGTTGTCGTGTAATGCCATAGGGTGAAGCCATTAGCATAGGCTAACACACTAAGGTTCTTTGGATCATATGCCATTGTTTTTTACTCCTTAGCTTTCGAGGCAACGCATGGTCACAACGCCAGAGCCGTCAATTAGGCAGGCGCCCTGGCTCATCATGTTATTGGTGAAGTGCGCCGCTCGGTCGCCGTGCCAGGTAATATCCGTCTTGACCTCTGAGCCGATGGCATGGCCGACCGCAGTTTTGTGGTACCAAAAGCAGTGTCGGACGTTGCCAATCTTGGGTAGGCCCGAGTGCGGGATCCACAGGGTTCCCAACCAACGTTTGGCTTGAGTTCCTTTCCATGGTAGCTGGTCGTCGCCGACGTAGTCAGCATTGGCGAACTCCTCGATATTGAGGAGGTCACTCCACTGCTTCCATCCGATTGCCGCGAACCGCTGACCGTCGTCGGGAACGTCGACCTCTCCCAGCACCTCGAAGGCTGTGAGGATTTTCGGCTTGGTGAGTCCATCCGTATCAGCGTCGGCGTAATTGCCTGATGTCGCCAGTTGGTCAATGATCAGCTCGTCGGTTTTCCGCCCGAGAGCATAGGCACCAGCCTTGGCAACCACCTGCTGCTCATTGATATTGGTTTTGAGCTCATCGAGCTTATCCACCCAATCGCCGGCGAAGTAATCCTGAAGAATACATTCTACCGGCGTGTGATCGACATTCATTACCGGAACTTTTCCGTGGCGAGCCTTGGTGCTGGCTGTGCCTTTGCCGACTTTCTGGAAGGTCGTGGTCGCACCAACGACGCTATTCTTTGTACGTACCGTGTTACGAAGCTTCGAGCCCATCTGCTGATACTGGACATGCACCTCGGCTTCGAAATTCTTGATGAACGACAGGGCGACTTGCGTCGACATGTACGTCTCTCCTATCACTATTGAGGAATGATTTTGGTCGGAACGCCAACGATCGGTTATGGGGTCCCCGCCGAACGCTGAAGCGCATAGAACTCACCGGGCCGAGAGTGATCATTAAAGTCGCTCGCGGTTGTCCGGCGCGCGTAGGTAAGCTTGCCGTGCTCAACGGGTAAAATCCCCTCAGGCAATTACCCGCCGATTGCTACTATCTTTCGAATTGATACGGGGCGTCGGTTTCCGGATACCGACGCCCCGCGGGGGAGCTATGCGAACGAAACGCGCTCACCCCTCCTCACGATATAGATTGCGGAAGCCGGTCCTCACTTTTTCCACAAGGGCTGGATCCTGATCGCGCCAGTAAGCTGGGTCGCGCATTATTTTTTTTAGTTGAGCCTCGGTCGGCATTCCGTCCCCGGAGGCACCTTGCTGAAGTAATCCAGGTTCATCACCCGACATCATTCGATGAATTGCCAACACGCCGTCGTGAGTTGTCGACAGGGCTTCGAAGACCGGCTTCGGCAATTTGGACTGACCCCAAGCTTCGATCTGACGTGCAGTCTCGCGCCATCGTTCCTCGCCGCCGAAGTGCCGAACGAGGTGACCAAGCTGAGTCTCTGCCTCAAATACTGATGCGACCTCGGCGATCATCGGCGGGAACCGTTCAGCCGCTATATCATAAACGACTTGCGCCTGCTCTTGTGTAAAACCAGCCTCGTGGAGACGCTTATTGACATCAGGGTCACTTACCAATAGTTCGTTTTCAACGTTAATCTGATAGTCATCGGGGGTGTCGGGCGGGCTATTTTCATTGAACCCTCCAAGTTTACGTTCAAGTTCAATGTATGACTTTATAAGGCCATCTGTTCGGATTTGTCCCAATTCTTCATCCCAGAATTTTTCAGGGATGTCCGAAGGCCTTTGCGAATCCCCCAGTTCGGTATCTCGAGCATGAGCATCTACCGTATCCTGTGCGCCACTCGTATCTGGCTGAAGCAGACTCTCAGTCATCGTTGATCTCCATACTTCATTTATCGCTTTTAATATTCGTTGATTCAAGAAGATTGGCGTGATCGCTACCGCGCTCTGCAACATTGGCAATGTATTTGACGAGATGTCTTTGGCCCTCAAGATGACGCAAAAGTGCATCAGAAGCATCAGGCCCAATAACTCGGTCCGTGGTTATTGCTCGCAAGTGCTTCATGACCTGGCACCCTGCCTCACTTCGGAAAGTGCGCACATAGGCGTTTAGCAAATCCTCAGTGATTCCTGACGGGCGCTCTAGATCTTTGGTTTCTTGAGGGGCCACATCAAACCAAGCCCACCCAGAATCAAATCCTGGCATTAGCCATTTCCCCTGTTTTTTCTTCGGGCCTTTTCACGTCAGGTGAAGAACCGCTGCTGGTCGCTAACGCTCCCTCCCCTTCTGTTATGGCGACGGCACCTTGTGCCAGAATTTTTCCAATCTCGGATTCCAGCAAAATGTCGGTTGGCGGCTCGTTAACCAATTCTCCTGGCACTCCTAAAGCACCCCCCAACCAGCGAGCCACGGCCGTCTGATCGACGGCCGATAAAGCTTCGGGCCCCAGCGCCTTGACGCTATCAAGCCAAAGTAGCGTATTCTGTACGTCTTGTTGTGCCTGATAGCGTGCCAATGGTGTCTTGTAGTTGAGGGCTACGATGCGATCATCAACCGCGAAGCCTGGAATCTCTCCCCGCCGAGCAAGTATAGCCCTTGCTCGCACCACAAGAGGGGTTAGTAGTTCCGACTGAAGACGACCGTATGTAGCACCAAGAATACGCGCCATCTCGGCGGATCGCTCGAGTACTTCCGTGGCTGTCATTCGAGGGCCGTTTATTTGGCCAAGTTGGTCAACGAACAGGGCTTTTCGAATGCGACCCCTAAGTTGCTCGAGAACAAGTTCGGAAACGTCGAACCGGCCGGGGGCCTCGAGTGGCGTGAGTCCCGCTGAGCCCACTGCCTTAGGAATTATTGTTCCTGGAGCCAGTTTGATTGTTGCCGGGTTAATTACGCCGTCGTCATCAGCCTGCCACATTCCCGTCACAGCGATCGAAGCGTTTTTTAACACCAGTTCCACCACCTTGTTGGCGGTCTTGATGTCAGGCAAGGCCTTCATCACCGGAGAGCGGCCGTACACCTCTCCTGGTGCTTTCAACCAGCGGAAATTGATGAACGGAGAGGACGCAAACCAACCTTCTGCAAGAAAAACAGGCTCGCCGACTGTAGCGGGGCCAGGTTCAGCCACAGCGAGGTAGGAATATCCGACACCATCTGGGATCACAGCCTCAATAATCGGGATTCGGGTGTCGGAGTTTTCTTTGGACCACTGAATCAATGTGTCGGACATGCTGGCCGCCGGGAATCGGGCGGTCAACTGTTGAGGCGTTAATTCGCTTCGGCGGAACGTCGTGTCAAGGCGACCCGTCGGTCCTTCCTCTAGCACCACCTGCGCCAATGGCACTGCCGTAAATCGAAACGCTGAGGGTTCGCCTGGGGCAGCTTCCTCGAACATCAGTGAAGCAGTGCCCGCCGTCACCAAGTCCAGATAACACTGGTGCAACTCGACGGCGACATTGGATTGGGCGAAGTGCGACCGGTGCGCAGTCGTTATGCGCTCCAACTCCGCTTCCAGTTCTTGGCGCTCGACAAAACTGGCATCTGGTCCTGCGGCAAAACCAAACCATGTTGTCCAAGGCGGCGTCAATTGCGCCATAAGACTCGCTGCCAATTGATCTACCGCATCCGGAGCGGTTCCGTCGAACAGCTTGTCGCCTTTCTTCTGCCCAGATTGCGTGAGTCCGACGGCTGAATCACGGTATGGAAGAGCGAAGTCATAGCATTCCTGCCAGTGGCTTTCCCAATCGGTCCGCCTCTCTCTGGCCTTTCGGTATCGCTCAATGACGCCTTTCGGGGTTGGAGTGGTCATGGTTATTCTCCCAAAAGGGATTTCCGCTTTGGCGCCCAATCGCTTAGCGCGAGCAAGCCACGCGGTGAAGTGGTGACAGTACCGGCGAGGCCGCGGCGTTTTCGCGCCAGTGCGTCCAGCCTTTTCTTACGATCAACCTCCTCAAGATCCGGCTCAGGTACCGGTGTCGGGAGCGAAGGGGCCGATGCAGATGGTGATGGCGAGTCGAAGATCCCAAACCCACCCATGGCGAGATTGCTCCTTGATTTCTAGTTGATAGCGGAAAAAAGCTGCCAGCGGGGCAACAGCAAGCCTAGTGCTCTGAGCCAGACATATGATGCACATACGACGGCCGTCCGAGTTCATCCGGTTAGGCGCGCGGTGCGCCATGATGCTGGAGCATCACAAGCGCCGCGCAACGACGCCGGGGGGCTCGAAAGGCCGCCCTTCGGGTCGCGTTTGCCGCGCCCTCACGCCGAGGACGCGGCAAACGCGATCGTATGGGTACCATATGTCTGTTTCAAAGCACTAGATACATGTCTGGCGTTCAGTGAT